ACTGAGCTATCCAGTTGTGCTACATACCAAATGATTCCAAATGCTTGAGCTATTATCACTCCTATAATTCCTATAGGTAACTTTATATCTGATAATCCCATTCTATTCCTCTGTTACTTTTTTACTCTAAGCCATGCAATTCTAGCTAGTCCTACAACACCAACTGCTACTGATGTCCATGATACTATCTGAACTGTCATTATATCTTCCCCTAAGCCATGGCGTGATAAGTCTGCCATGATACCTCCAAACAATATTAAAGGTATTGGGAACCATTGTTTTATTATACTCATTATTTCTTATTCTCCGATTTCATTCCAAACACTGAGCCTGTTAGTAAAGCTCCGAAACTTATATGAAATATACCTCCATTAGTTAGAGTGAAGGGTTCGTGTCGATTGACACCTTGAGACGCTATCTTTAGGTACTCTAGCCGTACCATCGTGTCGTCTATTTCAGAAAGCTTTTCTATATAGTCAGCTGGGTTTGGTCTAGTTATTCCTATGTATGCAGGAACTATTACAAAATCAAAGAGGCAGATAACCACATATACAATAAGGGCTGTCCACCTCCAATAATTTGTCATAGATTTTTTAGTCTGATTCTGGTATAGTTATATTCTCTATGGCTTTGATAGAAACTTTAGAGAACTCTTTTATCTCTTTTGTTATGGCATGTTTCTCTGAATTAGTTACCTTCCCATCTTTCAGGGCAATACTAATTGCTTGTATAATATCCATTCCTTCATCCACAATCTTTTTACCATCATCAGCTAAACCTTTATTTAGATTGTAGAATGTTAAGCCTAAGCTTATTATTTTCATTGGATTCATAGTTTCCTCCTTATACACCGCACCCGCAGTGTCCGCCACAAGGGCATCCTTCTAGTTCTAATTCTATTAGACACCCATCGCATTCACACTCGCAAAAACAATCGAAAGGTTCACAAGTGCAATCTCCCGATTCAATACAAGTACAGTTTTCAATGTCTACCATTATTCACTCTCCAACACTTTCATGCCAAGTGCTATAATACCACCAACACATCCAGTGGCAATTTCATTGTATTCATATACAATACCAAAAGATGATAATATTCCTAGCACTATAATTGCTAAAAATATTTGTGGTCTTAGTTTTCCAAACATAAGCTTCTCTCCTATATCCTACGATTCCTTGCATGAAATGTATCTCTGATATGCTCTGCTTTTTTAAAGTCTTTGAATGCTTCGTTCATCTCAGCATCCTCTAACATATCTTCCCACTTGTGTAACCACTCAAATACACTGAATCGTTTCAATTTAATTTTACCTCGCTTATAATTTGTATCAGTAACTATTTGTTACCAAATTTATTATACAAACAAAGTAAAAGAAATTGTGTTAAATAATTGTTACGCAGTTCCGTATGCTACAACTCTAATGTAAACTGCAGATAAGTCAGTAGTGTTACCTACTTCGTCTAATGCAGCACCATCAGCTCCCGCTTCATATACTTCAACTTTTTCGTTACTGTAGTCGTATTGAGCTACATATCCTGAAGTCTCAGTATCAATCATAACAGCGTGTATTGCTGTAAAGCCAAGGTCTCCTGCTGTTAGAGATTCTCCACCAGTTGGGTAAGAGTCATCAAACTGTATTCTTTTGATGGTGAACTTACTTGGTGTTCCTCCAGCAATAGCAGCTCCTTCACTAGCAGCTCCCGGTGTTGTTATTGTTAATGCCATATTTAGTTTCCTCCTTAAATACTAAGATAGATTTCCTATCTATTTATTATACTAATTTTTCTTACTTTTCCGTTTTATTGCTTCAGCAATTTCATCTCGTTTCTTTTCGCCCGGACTTCCTTCACTAAAATCTTTATGCCCTAATCTTTTTGCTTGGGCTGTAGCAACTGCAAATGCATCGCTTACAGCCTTTAGGCTAAAAAATCTGCTTCCTTCTCGATTACTCCTCTGTAATCTGCAGACTTTTGAAAACACATTTCACATGGACAATTTGATTTATACATATGTTTAGCGTCTTGTGCCATCCAACTAAAGAAATCATCCGTTGCTTTAGATATAGTCAAAGGAACAATAGCATATCCTTGTGGTGACTTCTTTGCTTTTTCTTTAGCCATAGAGCTTAATAAATTGTTAAAGCCTTCTGTAGTATTTAGTTGTTTTACAGGAGTTTCTTTAGAATTACCGCCTTCTATAACACCTCTTTTTTTATATTGTCCAATCTGAGGCTTTGTTAAAGCATCGTCATAGTGACGTATTCCTAAGTTTTCTCCTGCCTCATTTACCGCCCAAGGTACGTACGAATGTCCGCTAGGGTCCATTTCATAAGTTACCGGAGTGTTTCTTGCATACTCAGGTTCTAATTCCCCCGGGAATCCATATTTTTCAAGAAGTCTATGATGTTCCTCTTGTCTTGCCTGAGTATTATGAAGTATAGACCCAGTTAGAAATTCTTTTTTGAAATAATCTAAAAAGGTTTGTGTAAAGTTTATATTTCCATCTGATTTCATAACTAAGTTCACCTCCTGTTTTTGAACTGATTTTTCTTCTGATGGTCCTTCATGAGTGTTTCCACTATGTTGTGTACACCAATAGTCTGGGTCAATGGACCCTTCAACTATAGTACACTTACCACTTTCTTTAATAAAAAATTTACAAGTCCCACATTTGAAACCTGCTTTAATTTGTCCTTCAGAAGCTGGCTGATAACTTACTTCTTCTTTAGTAAAGTCTTTCATAGCTTCATCCATTTTGTCGTCATCTTCTTTTTCTTCCAAATGTAGAAGACAACTACCATCTATACATGTAGAAGTTGCTGGTGTTTCTGATTTTATTATTTCAAAAGAAGCTGCTTGATTAACTCCCTTCTCACATACAGTTACTTCAGCTAATTCTAATTCGTCTACTTGCATTACATCTTGCAAGCCTTTCTGTATATTCTGTGTCTTCAAGGCACTTCCAGCAATACTATAACTTTTTAGTTTGCCACTATTAATTTGTTCCTGTACCTTTTTTGAAATCTTTGTATCATTCCGTAGCTCAGTAATAAAAAATAATCCATTTCCACTTATACCAGATTTAAAAATCTGACCACTTTTACTTATATAAGCTGGTAATGCCCAGCCTACTTGAACGTCAGAGTGTAATACCATTGCGTTTCTAGTTCTAAAGTTTTCCATATATTTGTCAAAAGCTTTAGATAAAGCATTAGTAGTAATTAGATGTCCTTCTCTATCTACTAATTCAATTGAAGCTGGACCACCAATAACAAGTTTATCATCATCAGTTATACCCATTTTCTTAATTTCATTAGCATAAAGTTTGTTCTCTGGATAAGCCCTAGACAAAGTTAATAGCTCTCCCGGAGAAGCTATTCCAGCTTTATGAAGTCTTTTATATTCTGCTAAAGCCCCACCAATATCTTTCATGGTTACTTTACCATCAATAGTTTCGGTAGATTCTATAGCCTTTTCAAGAAATAACACACTTGGTGTTTCATCGCAACCACAATCATCTGCTGTAAAACCATCGTTAGCCCAATTAGATGGACTAGGTATATTGCCTACTTCAGTTTTTATTGCTTCAGTTGTCATTATATTAGTCCGCTATTCCCCAAATAACTCCTGTAAGTGTCGGAGTATTCTGGGCTGCTATCATTGATATTTTACCTCTAAAGTCTAAAGGTAGTTCACAGTTGAAGGTGTCTCCACCATAAATAGGAATACCATTAGTAGAAGTTGCTGTTTTGTCAAAAGCTAAATAAATAATATCTGCGGCTGTACCAGACCTGTTTGTGAATTGAACACCTCTGATTACAGACATTGCAGGTTTCTTTATTGATGTAGATGCGTTTGTAGCACCTGTCCATTCGTAAAGATTACCTTCAGCACTTGTCTGGTTACCATCAACATAAGTAGAAACTGCTGTAGTATCCTCTCTAACCTCAAACATAATTTTATCTATGTAGAAGTTAATGTTGTGTTGAGCTGGTGTAACTACATATAATCTATATACAGCTGCATCTGTGTTTGCTGGTATTGTATATGAAGTAGTTATTCTGGTCCAACTGGTAGCCAAACTAGAACTTCCTGAAGAAGCTAATTCAGTGCCAGATGAATCTGTAATATTGATTTCTACTGTTCCAGAAGCAGAAGCCCCTCTATGTTCACATTGAACTGTAATAGTTTGCGGGTTTATACTTCTTGTAATTTTAGGAGATTCCCAATAAAACCCCTCACCCACGGCTGAGTTAGCTGGGTTTACTAAAAGTGAAGCAGAACCTTCTGAAGCTTGAGCAGTACTTCTTGATATAGCTGAACCGGTCGCTGTGTATATTGAAACATCCGAACCTTCAATTCCCGGATTAGTTACCCAGTTCACCGCTTTCTCCCCACCATTTGCTACTATGGTATATACATCTTCAGCAGTGGTGCTTGCAGCATTTGAGATTGCTACATATCTATTAACCGGATGTACCGACTGTCTTGTAGAACTATCTATGTCCCACTCTCTGTAATCCGTATGTCTTTCATTAGCCATTTATATATTTCTCCTATTTATTAATATTTATGATAGCTACAAAGCTACCCATAACAGCGGAAGTGTGTACAATCAGTACTCCAATAGCCAATAGAATACTTTTCATTCCGTACATTTTGCTACGCCATTGAGAGATATCATCGACTTTAGTTTCAACCTTTTCTAAGTTTTTAGATAGGTTTTCATTGAGGGCGTTTTGACTTGAAATATAAGAATCTAATCGTTCCATATAAACTGCTAAATTCACTTGTGTGTCCTTGTCGGCCACTTATAGTCCCCACAAAATATACTAGTTTTTATAAATTAGTAGGGGGACCGAAGTCCCCCCACAAGTATCATCACTAAACTTTATGAGTTTAGGTCAGCTATTTTTGCTTGTACAAAAATGTTGTTACATCGCATCTCAGCCATAGTGTAGAGTAATCCTCTAACAACTAGAGCATTTGCTGCGAAGTAATCTCTGTTCTCTACATACTGTGTAGGTTGAGCAACAGCGATTTCTAGGTAGTCAGTATCCAAAACGTAAACGTTT